CCAGCTGTTCTACGGTGGCATTCTGGTGATGACCGGCTACATCGATGGATATATGCCGCGCTACTCGAAAAAGCATCACAGCGTGACGATCCAGGGCCGCAGCAAGACAGGGGATTTGTGCGACAGCTCGGTCGAGGGCGAGATCCCAAATGGAGAACTGAACAAAACAACATTTGGCCAGGCGGCCCGCACGGCGGTGGCGAAATTCCGCGTTCCGGTCATCACAGAATTCGACGACTCGAAGGTGTACGACAAGATGAGCGTGCACATGGGAGAGACGGTGCACGAGTTCCTCGAGAGATATGCGCGGTCGGAAGGCACGGCACTGACCGATCACCAGGACGGATCTCTGAAGATCAAGCAAGTGCAGAACGAAGCGCCGGTGTTTACGTTGATTGAAGGGGTGAACATCCTCGAGGCCGCGGCGATGCTCCGCTCGGACAACAAGCATTCGGAGTACACCGCCAAGGGGCAGGACCGTAAGCGCGGGAAGCAAGGCGCGCAGGTCAAGGCGCGGGCTCGGGACAGCTCGTCTCGGCGCCATCGGCCACTGACCATGCTGAATGAGCACAAGACGGCGAGGCGCGATGCACAGGGGCGGGCGGCCTGGGAAGCGGCCAAACGAAGCGGCGAAAGCACCCGCTGTGAAGTGAAGGTGTTGGACTGGTGCTTTGCGCCGGGTCAGCTCTGGATGCCGGGCATGACGGTGATGGTTGTCTCGCCGATGCTTGCCCTTGAGCGGACTTTGGTTGTTGAGAGCGTCAGCCATTCGCAGCGCGGCAAGATGGGCGGCGGCGGCAGCGGTCCCGGTCAGAACCAGGGCAGCGGAAGCCGCGGCGGCGGAAGCCATGGCGGGTCGACGTCGATGCACGGTTCGGGCGGCACAACGACGGCTCTGTCTCTGGTGCCTGTCGAAGCGCTGAACCCTAAGGCCGGCGGTTCTGGGGGCGGCAGTGGCGGTGGGTCGGGCGGCGGCGGCAATGGAGGCAGCGACGCAACGCAGCTCCAGGGCATGAACGGTGTAACGCAATCCTCGGTGCCAGGTGTTTCAGTCTTCACCGGCAGCAGCGACAGCCTTTGGGTCAACACCAAACCAACGGAAGAGCCTCAGTGAGCAATCCGAACTATTCTCGCTCAGACGCCCGCATGCACGAGCGCATCATTCGGGGCTTGATTTCGCGTGGCACCGTCGAGGGAATCGATGACGAGCAGGCCATGCAGCAAATGCGCATTGCGCTGCAGGAGGGGCACAACCCAACACAGATCGAGCATTGGCAGACGTATGGGATTTCCTTTTTGCCTTTGCAGGGGTCTGAAGTCATCTCGTTCGCCGTCAATGGCTCGCGTGATCATCTTGTCGTTATGCCGGCCGCCGATCCGCGCTATCGCGTCAAGAACATGCAACCCGGCGACATGGCGGTGCACGATCATCGGGGGCAAATGGCCTACTTCGGGCCCAACGGCGTGCGCGTCGTTTCGGACCGCCGCGTTGATCTCGGCAATGAAGGCGGCGCGGCGGTGATGACGACCGCTGGTCCTTCCACCAAAGTGTTTGCGATCGTCTGATGGCCGACATCCGAGTCGTCTGGTCACCGGAACTGATGACGGGGCAGTGGTTGCTCAAGGGCAACGTGCTCGACATCACGCGCGAACTGCCGACGGCGCTCGCTGTCGCATTGTTTACTGACCGCCTGGCCCGCGCCGATGATCGACTGCCCGTCACAGGTTCGTCGCGTCGCGGCTGGTGGGGCGACATGGACGCGGAAGTGTTGTTCAGCGGGTGGCCGATTGGCTCGCGCCTGTGGCTGCTGAGCCGTGAAAAGCAAACGACCGAAACGCGCAACCGCGCTTATGAGTACATTAAGGAAGCGATTGATCCTCTGGTGTCGCTCGGCGTGATGTCGAGCTACGACCTGGTTGTCGACTGGTTCGCGTTCGAGCGCCTCGGCGCAGAGATCACGTGTTACGGTTCATTTGGCAGTATCGCCGTGCGTTTTGAGTCACTTTGGACAGAACTCACAACCACGAGCCCTTGATGCCTTGGCCACTGATTTCACTTCGCGCACGTCGGGCACAAGTCCGCGACGATATTGCGACGCACCTGCCCGGTGCAGACGCGAGCGTGCCGAACTCTGTGCTGCGCGTCGTCGGGGATGTTCAGGCAAACCTGACGCATGACAACGACACCCATCTCGATTGGGTGGCGAAACAAATGATGCCGGACACGGCGGAAGGGGCTTTTGCCGACCGCTGGGGCGCGATCTGGCTCCCAAACGGCCGCAAGGCAGCGAGCTACGCCCAGGGACAAATCACGGTCACTGGGACGGTCGGGGCGACCGTTCCAGCGGGTGCGCTTCTGACGGTCCCGGCTGTCGACAATTCCGGGGCAGGCGTCACGCTTCAGTATGCGGTGTCGACGAGCTTCACCCTGACGTCCACAAGCGGGCTCGTGTCGATCATCGCTCTGAACGCCGGGGCCCTCTCCAATCTCGATACAGGCACAAATCTGCAATTCGTGACCATACCCGCCGGCATCGACGGGCAGGCGGTCGTCGCGTCTCCGGCATTGTCCGGCGGCACAGACATGGAGTCCGATGCGGACCTGATTGCGCGGTATGTCGACCGCATTCAAGAGCCACCGCATGGTGGCTCGTGCCATGACTATGTGCAGTGGGCTCTGGAAGTGCCGGGCGTCACACGCGCCTGGGCCGCGCAGGAAATGGGGCTTGGTACGGTCACGCTTCGGTTCATGATGGACGACGTTCGTGCGGCCTATAATGGATTCCCGCAGGCCGGCGACCTGGCCGTCATGCAGGCGTACATCGACGCTCGACGTCCGGTGACGGTGGCCGACTGGTGGCCGCTGGCGCCGGTCGCGCAGGCACTCAATCTGACGATTGCGGATCTCGCGACGGACACGCCGCTGGTTCGTGCCAACATCAGAAGCGAATTGACAGAGATGCTGCGCGCGCGGGCCAACCCAGGCGCGACCGTATATGCGAGCTGGATCCGTGAAGCGATCTCGTCGGCGACCGGCGAAGATCACCACGAATTGACGATTACCGATGCAGTCCCGGCGTCCGTTGGAACCCTGATCACGCTAGGTACGATCACCTATGTCTGATTGGCAGAACTGGCAGCCAAAAGACGAAGCAGCGTTGCTTCATGCACAACTGGCGTGTTTGCCGCAGGGAGCGATATGGCAACGTGATTTCGGCAATCCGATGGTGCAGCTGTTTCAGGGGATTGCGGCGTTTGTCGCTTCATTTTTGGCACGCTGTGCGCAGTTTCTACAAATTGAATCTTACCCGCCGACGTCAGGCGCTCTTCTGCCTGATTGGGAACGGGTTCTTGGTTTGCCAGAGCCGTGCTACCCGCCGGCGCAGACCATTGCGGAACGACGCGCCGCCGTCCTTGAAAAACTGCAACGACGTCCGGGGGGGCAGTCGCGGCAGTATTTCATCGATCTGGCGGCGCGTCTTGGCTACACGATCACGATCACCGAGTACCGTCCGTTCATGGCGGGCGTCTCGCGCTGCGCGGATGCGCGCTGGGCTATCGAGCCAATCCGCACGCGGTTTTATTGGAAGGTCAACATCCCGGGCCCGCGCCTGACGTGGTTCAGATGTGGCGGCGGTGGTGGCCGCGCTGGGACCGATCCGCATCTACGCATTCACCGCGCAGATGACCTTGAGTGTGTGTTCAAGAAACTGCAGCCGGCCCATGGGCAAGTGCTGTTCAGCTACACGGGGATTTGATGAAATACCAACCGCCATTTGATGACACGCTCGGCCCCGTCGATGCCGTGCAATCGAACAATTCGAATCCGGATGCGGGATACGTCAACGGCAATCCGTCGACGGGTGTGGAAGGTTCGATCCCGCCGGCGGCCGCTTTTGAAGATCCGCAACGGGAAATTATAAAAGTTATAAAGTCATCAGGACAGACGGCTGATCACGCACATCTCGACCAACTTGCGCAAGGGGTCTCTAGGTACGCTGCCGGCGGCGCATTTTATTGCAATGACACGGGCGCTGCAAACGCTTACGTGCTTGCGGCGACAGGTACGTTCGTTCCGCCGAATGCATATTTCGACGGGATGGAAGTTGAGTTTGTGCCGCTGCATAGCAATACAGCGGCGAGCACGATCAACGCGTACGGTCTAGGCGTTAAGAATTTATTGAACCTTTCTGGCGCTGCGATGAGCGGGTCTGAAGTCGTCGCGTCGCGATTAACGGCTGCAGTGTACAGCGGTGCGGCCGGTGCGTTTATTCAAAAGCCATGGGCACAGGCGTCAGCCGCCGTCACGGATTATTATGCCGTCGATACCGGTTCGGTGAATGCCGTTGTCGCCAATTTTGCAGTTGCCTCGTCGTCTATGACGGCCATTCTCGGCAAGATCTTACGCGTCAAACTCGCCAATGCGTTCACCGGCGCTGCAACGATCAATATCAATTCTCTAGGTGTTCAAAATCTAAAGCGACCAGATGGCACAGCGATCAAGAACGGTGATGGGGCCGCTGGTGAAGTCGCGCTGATGGTCTGGGACGGCACAAACGTTCAGCTGGTTGAGACGCTTCCAAGCATGGCGGTACTGACGGGGGGGCTCGTCGTCTTTAACAGCGCAGGTACGACAAACTGGACGGTTCCGTCAGGAATTACCAAAATTTTCGCGCGCGGTTGGGCGTCTGGCGGCGGCGGCGGCGGTTGCGCGAGCACTGGTGCCGCAGGTGGCGGCGGTGCTGGTGGGTTTGGCGAAGGCTGGTTCTCCGTTACTCCAGGACAGGTTATACCAATCACGATCGGTGCAGCCGCTGCGGGCGGGACGTCCGCGGGTACGGGCGGCGGTAACGGGGGCACAACGTCTTTGGGCTCTCTCGCCAGCTGCACGGGAGGAATCGGCGGCGCTGGCGTTGGCTCAGGTGTTGGTGCTGGCGGGGCGGGCGGCACGGCGACGGGCTGGACTATAAATCGTACCGGAATGGCTGGCGGCAACGGAACCAGTGCCGCAAGTGGTTCGGGTGGCTGTGGCGGTGCGTCGCCGTACTTCGGTTCGCCGTTGGCGAGCGTTGGCGGCGGCGGTGGCGGCGCCGCCAGTTATCCGGGGCAAGGGTCGAATGG